TCAAATACTTGACCCCATGTACCGTAAGTTGTTGCATAGCTTGTATTAAATGGAGCTAATACATTTTGTATTGGTAGATAAATGTTTACTGGGAAGTTGTTATTTGGGTTAGACAACGTCAAGTAATTGCTACCTTGTACAAAAATATTTCTTGGTAAGTCAGCAATAAAGAGTAGATCTTTTCTTTGTAGACCGGCAAAACCAGCGTAAAGATTGAATATTGTTCCCCAATTTGCGGCGTATAACGTTGCATCTGGTGACATATCAGTAAAGTTATTAACTGCTAAACCAGATACTGCATTAACAACGATTGAATCATCAAAGTAAATTTGAGTTGATGATAATGTTGCTTGTGTTTGTATCCACTGACTGTTTGCAAATATTGTTGACATACCTGCATCAATTGCAATATCAATATTATATTGCTCAGTGTTTGAAGCAATGTCAAACATTCTGTTTAGCTTTGTAGGTATTGAACCTAAATCTTTTGTTTGTGTATTTGTATTAGCATATGCACCAACTGTAAACAATGCATCTACATTACCTAAAGCTGTATACGATTTAAGTAATGAACCTGATAAAGCTTGAATTTGAGCTGTAGCTGTATTTGGATTGTTAATACCAAACTGTACTGATAACTGTTGCAATAACGTTGTTGGGTTTGCATAACCACTTGTAATTGTTCTTGCAAAGTTGGAAGGGCTACCAACATTGTTTAACCAAGTTTGACCATTCTTGTGTGAAATAAAGTCATTGACTAAGATTTCAATGTTTGGTGATGGTAAGCTTACATTGTCAATAAAGAAGCTTTGTGGGTTACCACCGTTAGATGGGTTAATTTGTCTCCAATAATCTAATGAACCAACATAATTTTCTACAAATGTGTAAGATAATTGAGTTGTTGTAGGGTTGTAATTAGATTGGTTAAGTTTAAACAAACCAAATATTAAAGTGTCTTTAAATGTATCTGTACCAATATTAAATGATGGTGAAGTTTCTAATACTTGAGATATACTTGAACCAACATTTGATGTTGCATTGTTATTAGCCGGTGAATATGCGTTTTCAGATTGTGATGAAAGAGCAAATGCTAATCTTGTTGTTGGGATGTTTACGTAATTTTGTGTATAATTTGCACTAAATGCAACTGTTTCAACTGCTAATAAATCTGTAAAGTTAGAAGCTGGATTAATGTTTGAATTATCAGCAATACCAACATAATAGCCTTGGAATGAATTGTCAACTGCTGTTTGACCAGAATTTAAAACAATAATACCTGCATTACCAAATTGATTAATGTTGTTAAACGACGGTAGAGCTTGGTTACTCCAATTAATTCCTCTACCACCTTGTAAATTGTTATATTGAGTAGGTGTTAATTCAAAGTGGGTAGGGGTACCTACTAGATACATTACATTTGCTGAATTTGAATTTAAATATGTTAAACCATTTCCGTAATATGGATTGGTTCCGTTCTGCCAATTTACGTCAACTGCAGTAACTGGATAAACTAATGCACCATAATTGGAACCAAAACCTTGGCCGTTAGTACTACCATATGGTAGTCTATATGCATTCACCACTGCGTTGGTGTTGAATAGGGGTTGAGCTGATTCGTAAAAATATCTTTCTGCTGCATTGGTAGGAGCACCAAAAATGTTTTCCCATTCTGCTAGACTTGTTACGGTAATAATTTCATCAGTTGGGCCTTGAGGAGCATAGCCTGCAACTAAAATGCTTGTACCAGTCGGTATGTTTGCTGTTTGACTTAGATCGATTTCATTGATCTGAACACCGGGTGACGTAATTGAGAGAGCCATATGTTATTATTTATATTTTCTGGGACAACTTTTTATATTAAACTTGCGAAGAATTGAGAGAACGCAAATTCAAAAGTTGTTTCCATCTCACCCGGCTCTCTATAATTGTAGTCTATATTACCTAATGAAACTGGAAATGCTTTAGTGTATGTAAATTGGATAACATTGTTATCAAATTCATCCTTGCCATATACTGTGATATCTGTTTGATATGATTGTGGTTGTAATGGGGTTGCTAATTTACCGGAGCTGTTATATATTGTACCGTTAGGAACGTCTTGAGCAGCATCGTAAATTGATTGTTGCTGGTCGTTTAACAAGTTAAGCCAGGAATATATCACCCAGTAGTTATTAAATTGGTTATCAACTGTAAAATTCACTGATATGTTTTCGTAGGGTGGTCTTGCATTAGAAGATACCTTATAGCTTTGGCCAGAGTATGGTGCTACTATGTCGGGAACCTGTATTTGCGGCACAACTGAACCATATACTGAAAATTGCACTGAATTTTGGTTGATAATATCTTGCCCTCTAACAGAAAGGTCATTGGTATTGTTGTTTCTTAAGATAGGCGGCAAATTAAACACCAATAGAAATTTATCTTTCCTACTTTTGTTAAGTTGTGATTGTTGAATTATAGGTAAATCTGCCATCATTGTAAAGGTTTATATCCCATAGCCACTAACGTTGCTAAATCATCATCACCTTGGACTCTATCTGATATAATAGAAGGCATTGCAGAAGCTGCACCGCCTCTTTCATTATAGAAAGAATTAGGATCAGTAAAATATTTAATACCAAAATCTAGTTGCTTTAATTTTAATGGTCTACCGTTGAAGTCTGTTTGTATTACTTCAAAATGCTTTTCTACTAATCCCTTCTCTAATATAATAAGAGACCAAACCATAGACATTACCCTATCATCATGGTATCCAGCGCCTTTCTTAGCAGACCACGTACCATTTGGATGTCTTACAAAGGTTTTAAATTCTTTTAATAATGCTATATCTCTAATTTGTACCACTTCTAACTGGTTAACCCAGTATCTCATATTAGTAATGCCGGTGTATTTGGTGTTTGTATGAGATACTATACCAAGTACATCTTTTTCTCTACCTGCAGTGGATGCTCCCCATGATACTATATTATCATAGTCAAAATTAGCTCTTAAGTTGTCTACAACCTGAGCTCCACAGTTATTTCTCTCTATGCAAACTAAAGGTTTACCCCATTGCGTTAAAATTTCATTTAACTTGTTTGTAAAATTGACTGGAGATATGCCATTATTGTGATAACATGCTACTTGCTTTATACAAGTAAGGTCAGTTACATCCATAATTTGTATTACTGAAGCGTCCTTGTCTATACCTTCACTAACGTCCACTCCCACTGCATAGATTTTACTATCATTAGGTTCTTCCCAAATTTGATACCTTCCTTCCTCCATCACATACATTGGTTGTTTAACATAAACGGAAAGTTTTTCGTATAACTCGTCATTAAGGGAACTTTCACCAGAGTCTAAAAATTCGCAGTTAAACTCTTGATTGAATGCATCTTGACTACCAATAGTTGCAATTGTTTCTATTTTCCACTTTTCATCTCTACCAGGAATTTCATTCCATAAAATTTTATCACTTGCCCACCCGTTACGTTCTGTTTCTGCTCCAGAATATAAGTTATGGAATAAGTTGCCTGTACCGTTTGCGGTGGAAGCTATAAAGATTTTAGATTTCTTGGATGATGAAACGATTGGGTAAACCGATTTCCAAAATTCATCAACTAAATGTGATTCAATAAACGCCAACTCGTCTAATATAAGAACGTTGATAGATTGACCTCTGGCAGCAGTACCAGTTGTGGTAGATATACCAATTCTACAACCGTTTGCCAAGGACATGGACGTTTTACCGTACTCCTTAACTCCAGGCTTTAACCAATTTGGTAATTCTTCATATGCAAGTCTAATTCTTCTAAAGATTTCAATTGCTGTACCTTCTTTATTAGCTACAATTAATATAGACTGGTCTTTTTGAAAGCATGCAACCCATAATGCATAGATTGTCATTAAAGTGGTTTTACCAATCTGTCTAGATGCTAGCAATATAAAGAATCTATTGTCTCTCATCTTACGTAACACCCTCTTTTGACATAAATGAAGGTCAATTGTTTGTTTTCCTTCGTCAAGGGATACTATATAGAAGAAGTTTTCAGCAAAGTAGAGTATGTTTACGGCGCACTTCTTTAAATCCGCCAACATCTCTGGTGAATACTCGAATTCTGAGTCTACAGCTGGTAGATTCGGGTTATTTAGGTAGTTCTGTTTGTTTTTAAGCACGGGCGATATAAATATTTAACACATTATGGCACATAATCTATTAGAGATCTGGGACACTTACACTACTAAGGTCCTTAACGAGAAAACACTTCCAAAAGAAACTGCAAAGTTTGGAAAGAAGCCAGGTAAAGGACCTGTTCAATTGAATAACCCTAAAGCTGGTGATATTGCTCACAAAGATACATCTGGACCAGAAGTAACTGGTAACTTTGATGGTCCTGCTTTTAGTAGAAAAATAGACGATCTTAAAACTATGACGCCTAAAGAAAAGGCTGATAGACCTTACGTTTCAGACCTTAACGTTTTTGACGTGGAAGAAAAATTTGATAAAAATATGGAAAAATCTACAAGCTCACTAATAAATAATTACATGAAATCTACTTTTAATCAGTTATTTGAAGAAGTTATGGGTGAAGACGATAAAGATCTTGCAGCTCTTGGTGTTACACCAGATGCCGGATCTCACGGTGAAGAAGGAATGGGTGAAGAAATGACAGTTAAGCTTACAGCTGATCAAGTTGAATGCTTAAAAGCAATTTTAGCTCAAGTTGAAGGTCATGGTGAAGAGCCAGAAGGTGAAACAGAAATGACCGATGAAACAGAAGCTCAAGACGAAGACAATGAAGAGTCTGAAGAAGATTCAGAAGAAGAAGAAGAAAAGACAATGAAAGAAGCTTCAGGTGTTCAATATAAAGTTACAAAACCAGAAGCTGATGGAAAAGAAGTTCCAGATAATGATGGTTTACAATATGTTGACAAATCAAAATACGATGTTTCATCAACCAACTCAGGTGAAGAAACAAAGAAGCTATTGAAAGTTGGCGCTAACAAAGCTAAATACGCAGGTTTTAAATATAAAGTAGATGCAGATGGTTCAGAAGTACCAGACAGTGCAGGACTTGACTTAACAAAGACAGGTGCTACATCAAACGTACCAAAGAGCACGATTAAAGGTAGAAATCAGCCAGCATTTGGTGTTGTAGGTTCTTCTTAATATTAAAAAGTAGATTCAAAAATTGAGCCGCTAGCAATAGCGGCTTTCTTTTTGCTTAAATATTATTATGTTGTTTAAAGAGTTTTATAAAGCTCAGTTAAGTTTAAACGGTTTTAATCCAAGACACCGTAAACCAATGCTTGGAGCTACTGATGGTAATAAACAAAAATTAAACACTGTAGCTAAAAGGCATGTTAAAGATAATACTAAAAATCAAAAGATAGAATTGTTAAAAGTAAGACCAGGTAGGTTTCATTGTGACCCAAAAGACTTAGCATATATACAACAAACATTTTTAAAAGGTAGAATGCCATCACATAATGAAATGAAAATTTTAGGTGGTAAGATGAATATTAAATTTTACTTTGATGGTGAGCACGGCAAATGGGTAATAGAAAAACAATAATATGAGTAATGATTGTCCATATCCAGGAGTAACTGGTCCAGCTTGCTTTCCAGGCATTTTGGATACTGACCAAACATGTTTTAGATATGTTGATAAAACTACCACTGGTAATGAGCAGTATTTGTTTAGTAACTATTATAGAGAACAAATTGCACAGTATGGTACAAGAATATCCTATTACGTAAATGCTTATAATGTATTAAGTGCAGATAATTTCTATGGTGAAGATCCAACTCAGTCCTTTATGCCTGGTGTTGATGTAAATGTAATTGTTGAGTTGTCAGAGAATGCTAATGTATTAACTAAGTTTGGTTTTCAAGCTGATGATGAAATTACAATACGTATGCATATATCTGCTTTCCAAGATGCGTTTTACGATTTGGGTATTGATTATGTTTCACCCACTCAGGAAGAAGACCCACCATTACCAGATAATTTAAATACTGAAGATTGCTTAAACATTAGAACAGAAATGGCTAATGTATGGGAAACTCAGTATCAACAAACACAACCAAAATCTGGAGACGTTTTTGCGTTAACAGAGTATGGTGAAGGTAGAGTAAATCCAAGAGGTGCTAAATGGTATGAAGTGACTGAAATCTTAGATGAAGATATTTCATACGCTAATCAATTAGGTGGTCACTATACTTGGATTATTAAAGGTAAGAGATACGAATACAGCTACGAACCGGGCTTATCTGCAGAAAACGGCGACTCTCAAGTATACGACAACGCTTACAGCGGTATATTATCTGGTGGTTCACAACCTGTATCGGAACCTAAGAAGTATAATGAAGAGTGGGCTGAACCAGGTGTAACACAACCATTACTTTCAATTAATGATGTGAGTGCTGCACAAGTGTTCAACCAACCCGCTAACAATAACACAAGCGTTTACGGTCAGTATTAATTTTCAAAGAAAGCAGACTTGGCGTGAGTCTCATCTTTACCAAGCTTTCTCCAAGCTAATACTTGATACTTCATATCTTTTTCTCTCTCTTTAATATACTTGTGGAAAGCTAGAGGTTTAATCCAAGCTGAACTCTTATCTGGATTCATTCCAAGTTGTTCTGCTTTATCACATGCAATATTAACAGCTTCGTGTAAACATGCAAACCTTGCTAAAAAATCTACTGATGTATAATCAAAAACGACATCTTTAATGTCTTTTATTGGTTCTCTAACATCTTCTTCGTCATTGTATTCCATATAACGATTGTAGAACTTTTCCCATTAATTGAATTTTAAGTTCTCTATCACTATATTGGTAATTATTGAGTATAGTAAAAAGACTAAACAGCAATTCTTTAGTGATTTTTTTGTTAGCTAAATAAATTGCTTCATCATTTTTATTTGAGCTTTCTGGTTTCTTGTGTTCATCAATAATTAACACAAGCATACTAAGCATTATTTTTAATGCTGATGATTTACCAAGTTTTTCTGTCCCTGCACTTAACTTTAACTTGTTAACTTCATCATTATTAAGTTCAAAAAACTTAATTAAGTCAGCATACACAGTTTCAATATCTTTAACAGCTGGGTTAAAGAGTTTATCAAACGAAGTTGCTGGAACTATTGTTGTTCTTTTTTCAAGCTCTGTCATTAAAGTAAATTGGTTCAGTTACGAGTACTGTTTTAACATCTATACCAACCTTTACATTTTTATCACAAGTATTACAGTTGTATATTATAGGTTGATCAAATCTTATTTCAATATCTTGCATGTTTTTTTGTCCGCAAGGGCATTGCACTGTAGCTACTTGTTTATTTTCTTCTCTTAATTGTTGTAATCTAAGAAATTGAGCTTTTTCAATTAAACTATTCTCGTATACCGTGTTTAAAAAGTAGAAAAACAAAACTTGTAATATAAAAGCTAATGCAAACACATACCAGAAGTGAGTTGCAAAGATTAAACCAAACAATACGCTTACTAAACTGGTAATACCTAAAGAAATTAGTACTCTATTTAACATTAAATGATTTTATCTAATTCCCTACTGATATCAACTATAGCTTTGTCTATTATCTCAAGTCTTCTACTTGCATAAGCTATATGATGTAAATAATGCTTACGTTTTTCAGGATCTTCTACGATTGCTTGTATGTTATTACCAGCATGTGATAAAATTGAACGTAAATTTGAGGATGATAGGAACATATCAGATATTACTTCATCTACTTTGTCTAATGGTTCAATTTTCCTCTTAGGAGCTTGTGAGTTATCTTTATTCTTGTTAGCATCTAACATTTGTCTGACTTTTAGTGCCTCTGGAGACGTATCCCCTTTACTGTCCTTTTTAGCGGTAATACCGAACTGCTGTCTATTACTGTTAGGCACCATTTGATCTTCTAAAATCAGCTTTTTCATATTAAATATTTAAGGAGATTGTATAAATAATACATATATGAGCAATTACGTCAATAGATTTAAAAGGATTCTTGTCGAAAAAGACGAAGAAATGACAGACAAGCAAGCAATGGCTTCTACATTAGATCAAGGCACGGATCCAGCTAGTTTAGACGTACAAGACGTACCACCAGCAGGTGCTCAAGCTCAACCATCATTAAGTGGCATGCAAAAACAAATGTATGACGAGTTAAAAGGTTGGACAATAAAGATTGACGAGTTTACTAAGTTCTTAAACGGTACAGATCCAGCAAGCGTACAAAGCAGATTAAATTCAGCTGAATCAGACACACTTTTTGATAAAATTGCAACAGCTGAAACAAAGAAAATTGCAAGAGTTGCAGCTGAATTAACTTCATTCAACGAACAATTAAAGGGTTACTTAGCTTCAGCTCATGATCCTAAGTACAGATACAACTAAGCTCTTTTATTCTTAATATTAGTTAATATTATTTTAGCTTTAAGCCCCGAATATGTGTTTTTTAAGACCATTTCGGGGTTTATACTGTCTAACCCTTTTGATATACAGTATTCATTTACATCTTTAAAGTCTTTTAACTCTTCTGGCCATATAAAAACGCTTTCACCGTTGTCTGCAAGTAGTAAACTCTTTTTTAACGATGCATTATCATTCCATTGGTTATCTAAACACCAAACTTTCTTAAAGCTTGCAAGTTGCCCAATCTGTTTCTGCTGTAAAGGTGTAAATGTACGGGAACTATCTTCAGTAATACCACAGACAGCTAATCCATTCTTGATAAAATAAGAGTCTATAGGACCTTCAAATATAAAAACATGCTCTAAACTTGAGTCAATGTTATGAACACCATACAAACTCTTTTCACTCTTAACCTTACTCAAGTACTTTGGTTTTAACTTATCGTCTGCAGGCAGTAATGTTCTGGTTTGATAGTGAATAATATCACCATTTACGTCATAAAAGGGTAATACTAATCTATTCTTATGTACCTTGTCAGTTAAAGAAAGGTAAAACGTTTTTGGTCTGTTTATTGCAGTGTTTAAACGTCTTTTCTTTAATAAATTCAAACATATACTAACAACTGCATTACTATTATGGAACTTTAACTGGTTTTCATCACTTAAGTTAATGCAATCATCTGGTAATGAAGGGGTATGAACTTTCTCCACTACTTCCTCTTTAATAATGGGAACTACTGTGTTATCCAGTTTCTTAATTTCGTTAATTACTTCATTAAACGGTTTACCTGTTAAATCTAACAGAAAATTGAATGCTTTTTTACTGTAACCGCAGTTATGACAAAATGCAAGCTCTTTTTCAGGTATATAAAAGAATCTCGTCTTTTTACCAAAGCTTTTACCCTCTTTACAAAAGGGGCAACTACCATTATACGTGTTTGTATACTTATTATAAGATGGTTGACTAACGCATCTATAAAAATTCTCTATTACGTACTGTTCTGGTACAGGTATCACACCTTATTATGTGATACTTCCTTAAAAAATCAAGTACGATAACTTACACTACGAATAACATTAGTGTTTTGCGTTGTGTAATCCTGTAAAACTTCACCAGTTTTAGCATCTTTAATGCTTACCATACCCTTTTTAATAAGATTTCCTGTAACTGGGTCATTGTAACTAACCTGTTCATATGTTTTACCATCTGTAGTGTGTGAAGTAATTTTAGGCATTACTGTTTCCCCTGTGTAAGGTGATCTAATTTTTGTAGGTTCTAAGAACATAATGTATTATTTAGTCTTGTTCTTACCGGAAATCATGTTCTTCTCGTTATATTCATACTGCTTATAGCAGATTTTATAGACGGGTTTAGGTAATTTGTTAGCAAATTCTGCTATTTTATGTTCAATAGCAAAGTCAAACTTCTCTATTGGTATGGTTCTGTTAATATTCTTTGGAATAGATAAAAAATAGTAGTTATCTAAATCCTTTTTACAATAAACTAACATTTCTCCTACATATGTCCCTGTACCTACAGCATAAACTTCAGGAGGTTTAGGTATAACTTTGGATTTTCTCTTTAGAAGTCTATTTATGAGTTCAAATTTTACCATTGTTCTTGTGAGGTTCTCTATGGATAAACCATATATCTACACTCAACCTCCGTTTTGCTCTTGTTCTTTTATTGTGGATTGGATGAACTTGCTCAAATATGAGCCTAATGCATCTGCTTCTTGTTGATTATGAGCAAATACTATTGGTTGTACCGGTTGTCCTTCAAAAGTATAGCCTAAAATAACAAAACTCTTTAAAAATTCTTGACAAGTTGAAACCATTGCATCCAATTCATTGACAGTATTGCGTTTACGTATTTGGCTTTCAGGGTTTACTACTTGAATTAGTAAAGCATCCCTAATAACCTTCATTACCGCTGGATCTGGCTGATCTAATGCTACGGGAGGAGTAGGTTGCGGCGGGGTTTGAGCTGATTGTTCTTTTTTCTTTAGCTCTTTTTTAGTTTTTGGCGTTGCTTTACCCTTTTTATTATTTTCTGCCATGTACTTATTTAAGTGAACCGAAAGGATTTTTCTTTGCGTCATTATTGACTCCTTTTTGTATTAAACTGCTAATAATGGTTTCAATACTATCAGTTTTGTAATATGTTCCCTTGCTGAATAAGTGGCCGCCATCATCAATTTCAAATAAAGTTTCATTAATTTCGTTCTTGTTTGAATAACAAGTAACATAAACTGAAGCCACGCCTGGGTCTATTAATACTGTCCATCTTCTTGGATCAGTATCACTATATGCATTAAACATTTTAAATACAACAAAGCCACTATCTTTTAAACGTTTAATAAAATAACCTGCTGTTTTAATTTTATTTGAAATCTTTTTCTCTTTAGCACTGTATTTGGCTTCAATTTGCATAATAATAATTATCTTTTGTTAAAATTAAATCAATTAGAATTTTTCTTAATTGTTTTTAGTATACTATCTAACGATTCTTCTACTTCCCACATACCATGTGGTGGGCAAAATATAAAAGTCACTTTATCTTCTCTACCATCATCCCTTTTAGCTATTCCTTCACGAATAGAAACAATAAAATCAGTGTTTATTGCTACAGGATCCCCCTTCACCTCAGGGTTAGTATTTGTTAGCGGTATAATCATCAATTAATTAAAGCTGAAACAATATATGTCAACTTTGTGTTGTCCCTACTAAGTGTTACTTTAATAACACCAAATGAAATGTTAATGGCAAACTCAATATCTTGACATTTATTAAAGTTTATTAACCTAAATGTATCAAAGTTTACCGGCACTGTCTTAGTTAATACTGTACCTTCAAACGTTTCAGCTAGTACACATTGAAAATTGTCTGAGTTATGTCTACTCTTATCACCTAACTCACCACAAATCTTGTTATTTTCAAAATAAATGTATAACTTATTGGTTTCTGTCGTAAAAGATGATCCTTTAAACAATGAACTTAACTTTGCTTCAGTTACTTTAAATGAAACGTCAAATTTTAACTCATTTACCTTCTTAACATTAATAGAAGGCATCTTTATAATACCATCTTCAAGTAAATGATAAGTGAACTTAAAATTTTCACCTGTATACTTGATATTATTAGCTGTTATGTCAAGATCTAACGTATCTACATCTACACATTCAAGTACTCTTGTTAATTTTTTAATATCTGGTATGTTTATACTACGTTCTGTATCAGAAACGCTTTGTGTTTCAGAATACAACACTAAAGTTGCGTCACTGGATGCTGTAAGACTAGTAATCTTATCCTTTTCAATCTTAATAATGGTTTTATCATTAAGATTTGATATTGGTCCTAGGACATTACTAATAAAATCCTTCTTACTTTTAATTTGTAACTTCATACCTTATTATAACTTCAAGATTGCGCTAAACCACTGCCTGATTGTTGGGGTGGGTTCACTTTTTTTTTGGGTAAGTCACCGTTCTTTAATAACCTATCAATTTTATCTTCAATTTTATTAAGCCTGTCTGTGATGGTGTAAAGATAATTCATTACATCATCATACTTTGCAACTTTATTAAGATCAAACTCTAACTGATTAGGATCAGAAGGTGGTTGTTCTGGTTGGACAGGTTGTGCTTGCTGCACTGGTTGAGAAAAAAACTGATAATCTGATTGTGGAGCAGGTTGAGGGGCTGGTACTGGAGGAGCTCCAGTTATTGCTGGGTTAATACGTTGTAAAATAGGTACATCTGGAGGTGGTAATGCATTTTTAATTACATTAGTTAACTCCTGTTTAACCTTTTCACTACGTTTACCGAGAGTACTGGACGACCCCACTATAGAGTCGTCCAGTTTTTTCATCTCCCCGTACGTGGAGCCCAATAAACCGATTAATAGTTCTTTGTGATCGGGTTCCATTACGCGTTAATATCTAAGCCATCTAACAAATTCTTAATATCATCGTCGTTTGACTTATTTTCTACAGGAGCTGCACTAGCTGCAACAGGTTGAGCTGCTGGAGTTGTGTCATCTTTTACTGTTTTGCAATGATAATGTTCGTCAAGCATTGCTTTTAGATCTTCTGTGCTCTTTAAAGTAAAGATCTTATCAAGCTCAAACACACCACCATAAACTTTAGCTGCTTTATCGTCGTCTAATTCAGGTAAAGCACTTGGCATACTAAACTTAGATGATACATAACTTGGATAATCACCTTGCTTTTCAACCTTAATCTTTAGGTTAACACCGTTTGGACTAAGATCAAAGATACGTGCACCCAATTCATCTGCATCTTCACCTTCAATTGCATCAGTAATGATCTTTTGTAATTGCTTTCCATAACGTAAGATCTTAACCTTACCATTATTTTCTGGAGTCTTTGGATCGTTAACAACATAAACGTTAACTAACCATTTTTCACTACGGCCAATTGACTTTACCTTCTCTTTTTCTGCAGGTGAACCTGTACGTAAGATACGAAAACGTTCTTCTGCAATTGGATCTCTTTCACCGAACGTCTGTGGACTTAAAGCTGCAACGTACTGGCCGCTTGAAAAGCTTGTCCAACCATGCGTAAAGAAGTGGAAAAAGGTCTTTTTAGGATCTTTAGCAGGTAAAAGTCTTACGGTGTAAGTATTACCTGGCTCTGTCTTAAGGATCTCAGAAAGACCCGTATTGCTACTCTCTTGTGCTAGTGCACCTTTGATACTTTGGAATATTGAACTATTAATCATGTTTGTCATAAATTATCTCTCTATTATACAGTTGTTTGTAAAGAAGTCAACTTATCATATATAGCTGTACAAAGTTTTTTTGCTTTGCTGCTACTATAATATTTTGTTCTATAAAAATTAAGGTTTGTAAATGTGTCTCCAAAAGTAAACTCTTTTATTTCACTATCGTAAGACTTTATAACTTTATCAAAATTAGGAAAAATAAACAAAGCATAAACAATAACATTTCTCGACTTAACATGCATCAAGAAACTATGCCATTGGCTATTTGGTTCCTTATAATTGATATAATCAGACATTTTAATGTTTTTACTTTTACAAAAATTGTAGATATACAAAAAGCTATCTTTTATTTTTAAAATTGTTTGTGTATGGTCTGGGTTATCCGGTAAAAATTTAGTTTCGTATATTGTATACGCTTTAATTGCTTTTTGAGATGTAAAATACTTTATATCAAAAAACTTTTCATTATGTACAAAGTACGGAGCCTCAAAAAAGTCTTTTATATTAATGTTATCAAACTTATTAAAAAAATAAGCTAACTTAGCAACTGTTGCATACTCTTCTTTCTCTTCAAAACCTGAAAAGTCCTTTCTATAACGGAAAGGTTGGCCATTTAACTTACGAGATGTTTCAAGGTAACAGTTGTAAATATATTGCTCTTGTTGAGTCACACTATATTTTATAAAAGTTCCTAAAATATTTTCCCTTTATTAATAATTTTAGTAATGTACTTGCTTTTAGTTATTGAAGGCTCAAAAATTATAAATTTTCTAAGAGCTTCAAAATCACTTGGTTCAGAAATAGTAACTTTATATAGCTTTCTTAGCTTTTCATCTTGTAAAATTTTCGTAAAAATTGTAGCAAAATTTATCTTCTTACCGTAATACAAAAAGCAAAATGTACAAAAACTGTAAAACGAATGTACCAATTCCTTATCTTCTATTAAAAGATGAGGCGAACGGTTCGTTGTACTCTCATTGATCATCATGGCTTTATAAACTTATTTACAAAGCCTTTTTCTATATCAACTTTTATTACTAAGCATTGCTAACGTATTTGTTATACTTGACTGATCTCCTAACGTAGATAATGAGTCATCTTCCGATACCGTTAATGTATTATAGTCTAATCTCATTGTAGTTACGCCATGATTTAAACCAAACCTGTTTTTCATCATACCTAACTTAACTACACCTAATTCTTTATCTTCTTCGTCTTGGAAGATACTAACAATAACGTCTGCTGTTGCAGCTAAACCAATACTTTCACCAATAGTTTCTAATCCAGGGCTATTAGTATTATAGCCACTTCTATTTAACTGGGTTGCTGTAATAAAAGGGCAATTAAACACATATGTAAGAGCTCTTACTTGTTCAGTTGCATATTTTACCCTTTCATAACTATTATTACCTAAAGTACTCTTAACCAAATTAATATAATCTAATACAACAGCATCAATTTTAATACCTTTATTAACTAAATTTTTAATAAACCCTTGAATTTGACTTGGTGTAATAGTACTAGGAGGAAACTCTTTAATTAATATTCTACAACCAGGACTATTTTTACTAATCTCTTCAATTTGCTGTTTTAATGTAACGCTTTCAGTTTTTAAATCTCTAATAGGTATTTTAGTTATATTAGACGATAAACGTTTTGCGTAAATTAACTCACTCATTTCTAACGTTATGAGTAATACTGTCTTATTCTGACTTGCAATATTTGAAGCTATGTTACCTAAAAATATGGACTTACCAACATTAGTTTCACCTGCAAAAATATACAACGCTCTACCTTTTTGTAAAAACCCACCGTCAAGTTTATTATCTAGCCACTTCCATCTACTTGGTATAGTAGGTTGCTCAGTATTAAGGTCTTCTATAACCTTACCAAAGTCATTAAACAAATCTAAACCAATATCAGTCTTTAAATTAATATTACAACTCTTTTCAAATTTATCTAAAATAAAACTTGTATCTATTTTACCAGATGATACATCTTCAGCAACATCTAACATCGTATTATAGATTGCCTTTTCTTTAATATACCTTTCAGTATTTTCTATTAACTGATCTTCATTAAAGTTTTTATCTATATTAGTAAAATTACGAATAACAGTTTTAAAAGCCTCCTTTACATCTTCAGTGTTAATGTAAGTTTTTAATTCTGTAATAGTTGGTACATTATTAGTTTTTAAATAAAATGCTTTTATTGTACTGAATATAGTTCTTACGTTTTTATCTTTGAAAAATTCAGGCTTAACATGATCTACTATGTTAGCTAGATACCTTTCGTCCGTAAGAGACTTATACACAAGTATATTCTCGAACTCATCTAAATTGAGTTTTAATTCCATATTTTTACCTATTATAAGATATTACCCTTAAACAGTCAACGTCTTATTTGCGTATTTGTTATACTTTTCTAAAAAGTATTGTTGTCCTTGCTTCCATTCCTTACTCATGCTACGTAAACCAGGTGAGTTATGAATAATAGGAACATCACCAATGCCTACTTTAAGTCTGCTGAGGCTACAATCTAATGAAAACATTAAATCGTAAAAGTGAAACTTTGCTGGGTTCTTTTCGTCAAATCTGACCGTACCGGGAAGTTTTTCCAAATTAACCCCCATAAACACACCATCAAACATTACTACCTTACTTGGTAATTGACCAAATGATGTGTAAGCATATTGAGATTCATCTAGTCCGTGAGCTACGCAGCCTCTTAAATTTTCACGATCAGACATTAAATGCCACAGTACTGGCTCTTTAATTGTAACTGCTGAATTACCAGCTAACCCATACACGTCAAACATTTCTGCATAGTGGCGAATACGTCTTTCAAAGTCACTGCAATTAATGTAAACGTCATCATGGACAAATACTGCTAACTTAGTACCGGTAGCATTACATATGTCAATACCTTCATTATATATCTCAGCTAATGAATGTTTATTATTACCAAAAAATATTACATTATTAGTAGTGATACAGTGAGCTGCTAATGATTTATAGATTAAAGTTTGTTCTAACTTTTCTTTTTGTGATGCTACAATAATTTTGTATGTCATGTTCATTTAAATTCTTTTCTATCGTCTAATTCAGGTTTATTTTTTTCTGTCCACATAGCACCCATTACATTCCACAGTACTGCAGCTAAATGGTCTTCATCTGTTTCTCCCACCCACCATTTCATTAAATGTCTTTGAGCACTGTCATAGAAAACAGAAGATTTCATACCGTGCTTCCAATTGTCAAACCCGTACTTCTCACCTCCCTTACGGTAATGTTGCATTAAACGTACAAATTCTTCTGTTGGTATTAAACTCATTCTTGGTTTACCAACATCAGCGTCTCTTTGAGCTCCTGTATCAAATTTTCTGTTTTGCATTTTTTAAAATACTTTCAATTGACTGTTCAAAGTTTAAATCATTTGTACCAAACTCATTTTTATGAATTGTAAATTGGTAATCAAATAATTTTTTATAAAAATGTACACCGTCACTATTTTCTTCTGAGTTTACAAAATAGTTATCACATTTATCTTTGTAATCTTTTAATGCTTTTATTGTAAGCTTTTTAGCAATGCCTTGCTTTCTGTGATTCTTTGATGTAACAATATAATATGTTTTTAAAGTACCTGGAGCTTTTGTATTAATTGAAAATGCATGTAGCCCAATAATTTCCTTGCCTTGCATATAAACTTGTATTGGTTGCATACACCACCATAATCTACTCTCCCACAAATACCCAAACGTATTCAATATAAACGAGTCTGTATTTTTGTATACAAACTCCATTAGTTTCATTTTTTCTTCAACTGTCGTTGGTTGTAAATATTTTATCATAATTCTAAAAATGGGGAGTTAACTTTAAACTTTTCTACTGGTTTTATACCTCTTTTATTATACTTGTACACAACACCTTCTTTTAATTCCTTATAGCCTTTACCTTTAGCTGAAGAAAAGCTATTCTTATCAAAGAATAATGTGCTACCTTGTCTTGCTAAGTAAATGTTCATTGTATTTGTGTTCACTATCCATAATCCAAATGTTCCTTCTAGAAGTTCTAACACATATGCAATTAAATTAGCTTCTTTCTCAGTAGTGTTAGCACTATCAAACGTTTTCTCAAAGTGTGATAGTAAAGCTGGTATAATGCTGCTATCCACTAAGTTAGGATGGTCTGGAATATAGTCTTTTTTTAGTTGATTAAAGTTAGTTAACACGCCATTATGTGCAACTATCCAATTATCACACACAAAAGGATGGCTATTATGTTCTTTCCACTTTCTTTCACTAGATGTAGGTGCTTGATTGTGGCCTAAAAATACAAAGCCTTTCTTTGGTAGCTTAATCTCATCCCAATCAAATGACCCTTCAGTCTTTTGATAGTCGTATTCTTTACCACTATAGTAAAAGATACCAGAAGCAAAGTTACCTCTAACTTTGTTAGCTTGATCTAGTATTTCAAACTTACTAGCACTTATGGCTCCATAAATCCCACACATCGTAACTATATTATAAAGTAAAATAACCAAAAATCAATAAATAATACTATAATGAACAGCTTATTCACGTCTAGTTGGGCAAAAAACGTTAAACCTAATGCTACTGCATTATGGAATGAAGAATTTAAAGAGTTAGTTAACGAAGGTACGAGAGGACGTGCTGCACACCCTGCTTATGCAAAGTTAATGGGTATGAAAAGTGTGCAAGAACTAAAAGGTACCATGACTCCGAGGTACTTTGCAACGAAAGTATTAAGACAGATTGAAAAAGACCATCCAGGTGAAAAGATTGAAGACATTATTGCTAACATTACTGATGAAGACATTACATCCATGATGAATGTTGCAGCTAATATGTCAAGAAAGCTTCAAATGAAGCCAGACATTAAATTTAATGCTCAAAAAGCAGAAAAAAGTGCCCCAGCAAAACAAAGATTTGAAAAAGGTAAAGATCAAGTAGATACTTTACAGAAAAATATTGATCCAAACGCACATTTCAAGTATGAAGGTGATGTAGGTAGTAATACAGTATATTCTGCTAACCATAACGGTTTGCGTTTTAGAGTGACAGTAAAGAATGGTACAGGTAAAGATATGTCCCTTGGAGATATTTTAAAAGCACACGTGCTTTCTTTACAAGTTGAAGATCCAACCAGTCAAACTACAGTAGAAGGTCCTCAAACTGATCCAGATTGGGAGTCAAAATTAGGTTCACATAAACGTCATAAATTAGTTGCTGACTACCCACATGAAGGTGCTAAAGAAGGTGAAGATTGGAATGAACCTGATCCAGAAGAGACGGGTGGCATCAATGCAAAACGTGAAGACGAAGAAGAAGATGCAGAAGAATCTATGGTGAAATTAGAAATAGATAACAGCGTATTTCCTTATTCTATACATGATATAGCAAACATGGCTAAACAGCATGGTCTTCATTTAGAATATTTGTCAGACTCTTGTGATTTAGCTGCTTCTGATTTAAATTGTTATTATAAAGTAGGTATTTCAGGAGATTCTCAAAAAGTACAAGCTTTAGCTAATGAATTAATGGCTGAAGAAGGTATTGAAGAAGCAAATGAAGAAGATATCAATAATGTACCACCAGATGGTAAAGCAATGAAATTTCCAGGTTCAGGTAATGAAGAAGACAATGAAGAACCTGTGACGAAATTATCATCACAGGCTCAACAAAGGGAAATGTTCAATCAAATGATGTACAAACGTAGAAGAATGATTGAAATTCAGCGTAGAAACGACTTAGGGTACTAATTTACACTTATTCTTAAGGTAAATATCGTTTATCTTAGTTTGTTGTACGTATTGAATAGGGTCTCTATAACCTGCTTCAATAAAACCACGTAATCTTAAACTACTTGATGGTGTTTCTGCATCTGCTAAACCATCTTCTCTATTGGAATAACAGGTCCAAGTCTGTCCAAACGGTACACCCAACCTAACCCCCTCCAAAACTATGTCTTTCTTTGACATAGTAATAAGTGGAGCCTCTATCTTTATCTTAGATTTACGATTAAGTGATACGAGGTTGTTAACTGACTGTATGAATTCTTCACTTCCATCCCAGTAACCAGCTAAGGAATCAGCTTGAGCAGCACCATACCATACTGTATCACAGTCATTTGACTCTGCATAAGCACATGCAATTGATAAAAACATGGTATTCCTAAACGGTACATATGATATAGGTTGTGCATCTCCTGCCATTTCTTTAATTTTAGGATTATCTATATCAGTATTAGTTAGAGAACTCTTAGTTGCTATTGATTTAATATAGCCTACGTTAAGGGTCTTAGTAGTAATGTTAACTGGTTTACCTTTTGTGTACTTATTCTTTATACTATCTGTTTGTAACTTAATACATTCAAGTTCACGCTTATGTCTTTGTCCATAATCAAACGATAATAAATGTATATCTCTATAACCCTTATCAGCTGCCATATGCAATAGCACTGACGAATCCATTCCACCGCTAAATGATATTACTAATTTGTGACTCATATGTTATTGTACTTCAACACTACATTTACGTGTCTCTTCAATATTAACCTTAACCAATTTTACATTAGTTCCAGCTAGCTGTTGTGGCCCAATTACGTTAATTAAGTACTGGCCCATGTTTTCTGCAGTTGGATTGAAGTTTACAACTACCGTACCTTCTGGGTCTAGTTCTTTTAATGTTGGAGCAAACGGGTCTTTTTCCCAAATTAGGAATTTATGGTCCCAATTTACCTCCAACCATATAACGAACTTGTCTTTAATACCAGAAAAGTCCATTACTCTACCAACTGTATCTAACTGATCAGCCTCTACTGTTAAATAGATTCGATAATTATGACCATGTAAGTGTGCGCACTTAGATTCATGGCCATAGACACGATGACCTGTAGAGAAATCGTGGTATCTTGTTGCTGTTATCTTATTCATATAGAAATTATATCATTGTACCTCAACCTCATCTGGAATTATATCATCTTTCCCAATATTACTACCATACTTCCATTCAACTTTAATTTTTTCTTCAATACCTGGTATAATAGTCTCATCCCATAATTTAAAATCACTCTTCCATTTTGAGTAATATCCTAATTTAGTACCATCTGGCATCTGATATGTGCTACCTGTTTGAACAATTACGCCAAACCCTACTGCCAGTTCTAATAACCCATAGTATTTGTTAAGACCATTTTCAAAACTTAGGTACATTTCACCTTCTAAGTATTGCTTACAGAATCTATTCTTAGCTGTCAATGCTCTTAGCACTACACCTGAGTAACTCTTCTGTCCTACTGCAAGCTTATCATCTAAATCTTTATCTTCCTTCATTGGCTTTCTTGCTAACTGCAAGGTAACTGATGGTAAATAGACTGCTGCTCTACCACCTGGCATATCTTTTACTAATGATGGGAACATTGCTGACGGGTCATCAAATATATGGTTAGTTACTATTATAGTTGTCTTTGTAACTGCAGCTAATTGAGTGCAAGTTCTTAATAATGACTTGACTGCCTTTGCTCTACTACCCATATCTGCACTTGTAGAACTCTTTTCCATTCTACCTAATTGCAATTCACTTTCCATATTACCTAATGAGTCAATTGCAATAATAAACTTACCGGTTTGTCCTTTTTCTTTTGCTTTTGTTAAGAAGTTAAAGATTGTATTACGACATTCTTCAATACTAAACGTTGGCACGTACTTTACATTTGAAGTATCTAAACCTAATGCAGCTGCTCCGTCTTTATCAATTGCATTCTCACTATCAAATATAATAGGAATAAGACCTTCTTTCTGAGCATTTGCTAAAATCTTTTGAACAATAAAAGACTTACCTGTCATTGATGGTCCAGCTAACATTGTTAATCTGCCTTTAGGAATACCACCAAATAAAGAACCGGATACAATGCCATTTAAGACCATTGATCCGGTATCAATCCAACCATCGACTGTTGAAAGAGCCCCATCGTTCAAAAACGATGCATATGGGTTACTCTTATCTATCTCACCTAAAATTTCGTTTATGTCTTTGTCCATACACCTATTATAAATGGTGTATGGACGAAATCAATAAACTATTTTAGTTTTTAGGTACAGGAATATCCATTATCTTTTTTGTTTCAACAAGCACATTAAGAGCTTTTGGATTCTTATCCTTAGCTTCAATAATATGATCTCTCCACATTAGGAATACTCTGCGAATTTTTTCTAACTCTTTGTCTGCTAATCTATTATCACCTTTATCCGTACCATTAATGACACGGGTTAAAGCACTAATAGCACCAGAAATACCATCTGCTTGACCACGTTTAAACTCCTTTGGGTTGTTTAAGTAGCTGTTGTTTTGATTTTGTGTTGTTGCCATAAATTAATCCTCAAATAGTTTGATTACTTCTGGCTTTGCACCTGCTGCTGGTGCAGCAGCTACTGGTTTAGCTGTATTAGCATTTTCAATAATCTTATCATATTGAGAAGTAATTCTAGCATCAACATTAAAATCAAGACCAATTGCAACATTTGCCTTATTGTATCTATATGTAAAGTTTCTTAGATTCTTTTCATCAGATGCAATAAATTCTGCTAAGAATAGCGGAATAAGTTGGACTTGGAATTGACCATTTTGTGGCTGTACTGTAATCATTACAGGGTTCAAAATGTCAACTGTTTCTGCTGTCTCATCTGCAAGAACACCTAAAATGTTCCTTCCTGTGTTATCAATAATAGTTACGTAAGTATTGCTCATGATAGTATTTTATAGTTATAACGTTTAAAATCAAGCAAATAACTCAAATAAGTTAGTTTGTACTAAATTACCAGGTTTTTGAGCTGACCAGTTAACGTTTTCATAAAACCTTTCAACAACGGAAAAGATATGACTTTCAAACATTGTCTCATAATCAGCTTCAAATAACTTTTTAAACTCTTCTGGATAGTAATATTTGTAGCCAATAGCCTGTATGTTGTACTTGTTTGGTTGTGCAAGGTAGAAGTACCGTACTTTATCCCCGGAACTTATCTTTTCGTACTTGTTACTTAGTTTAAATTTATCTAAGAGTATATTATAGTAGTATGCAGCTTTAACATGACAAGGCATACCTTTTGCAGTTGTAAAATTATCGCACTGCCCAGCAAACTTTTCATAGCCTTTGATGCCAGATACTAGTGCAATATCTTCTACAGTCAACGTTTTAAAAATCTCATATGTTTCATTTATAATCTTGTTTGTCTCACCAATGTTTTGTGTCATTAACATTGTCTCAATGATACGTTTTACATACGGTTTAACTGCTTTTGGCATTGTACTCCTCACCACTTCAACCCCAGTGTACTTAAACTTATCACAAGGTATGCCTTCATCATCTAAGATATGCAACACATAACGTTTTTTCTGTAAGAATATACCAACATCTGCAATAGCTTCACGTTTGAATATAAACCTGCAGTCTTTTGAGTTGAGAGCTTTTGCACCCCACGTTTTAATGTTGGTGTTTAGGTACTCTTCAATCTTTGCAACCGTGTCATACGCCTCTTTAGTTAGTTTATTACCCTTCTTAAACTCTTTGTCTGTAAATAGAGGTTTTATAGACACGTAAGAAGAATCTGTGTCATTGTAAATGATACATTTATTAAGCAATTCATCATCAATTGAACTGATTTCGTTCTTAATAAACGATTTAAGTAGCTCATTTGAATGCTTAATAACGGACTGGCCGGTAAGCGTAATTGACGAAGCCACATCATCATCGCCAAAAGGCGCGTTTTTATTGCCGAAGTAACCATAAATTGAGTTAATAAAGACTTTAATACACAATTGCTTTGCATCAAGCTGGTCAATAGTCATCTTGAGTTGCTTTGCGTCTTTTGTGTCTTTATTTTCTAGTTCAGAGTATTGCTTTTTAAGCTTTTTAATGTCTTTTCTTACTGCTTGTCTCTTATTGTAATAGTAGTCTAAGATCTCAGGCATTACACCTTTTTTCTTCTGTGAAAACATTACATTAGCTTTACTAATTGCTATCTCTTCTGACTCTACAAACGTTGCAAACTTAGCAATTGGTAAGGAATATGTCTTACCACTAACATGCCTGATAGTAACCTCAGTGTCGGTTTTGTCTTCAATAACCCCCACTTTTGTTTCTGGAGATATATTCAAGCTAATCATCACGTTTGGATATAGAGAATTAGCGTCAAATGAGATTACACACTCTTGAAACCCATTTAAAGGAGCTCCAACATATGCCCCGGGGTTTTTACTTCCATCATCTTCATCTCTAATAAAAGAAGGTATACGCTGGTTACGGAATCTAGCTCTAACCGCTGTTGCTCCATTGATAACAGATAACGATCCCATTGCAGCTTCAAATGTAGTCAAACCCACGTAGGCTAACATACGAATAAGTTCAGAGTACTTTAACTTTTCTTCTAACTTTACTAGTAGTCTAACGTCTTGAATGTTGTAATCAATAAACGTCTTCCAATCTGTATCAGCTAACGTTGCAAGGTTCATTGTACCGAAGTCAACTTTGCCTTCACCTAATTCAGCTTCCGCAATTGAAGCTAATTTATAGCTTTCTCGTTCACCCGCACTAAAACGTTTGTATACATCCAAATAGTCAATTAGAGATATACCTTCTATATACCAACGAATTTGTTCTTGACCAAATTGTCCTTTAATTGCCCGGCTATAAACGTTATTAGAAGGAGATAATCTATCAGTATAGCTTTTATCTAATACTTTTGTGCATCTATTAATAATGTAAGGTATATCAAAAAACTCAGAGTTCCAACCTGTTAAGATATCTGGGTAATCACTTTCAAAATACTCAATAAACTTCTTAAACAAGTCCTGCTCACTTGTGCATTTAATGTACTTTACGTCAGGCTCTTCAGTATGATAGTCTTTAACACCCCAGGTAACAAACTTCTTACTCAATGTGTCATAAACAGTTATAACATTTACCGGTGCTTTAGCTTCATTAGCGTGTGGAAAGTCATCTGGTGCATACACCTCAATATCAACAAACATTACCTTGATAGGATGCTGAGCAAACTCAGGTTTTTCATTCTCTTTCCAAAACGTATCAATAAGATACTGTTGAACAATA